TACCCGGCCAGCACATTCAGCCACAATCAGCCGGGCGAACTTTTCTAATTCGTGAATTGGACACATACTACACACATCATCGTGTATGCCAGCCTGTTCAGCAAGTTGTTGAAGTCGTTGATTCATAATATTTCTTCTTCTAAATATCTCTTTAATTCTTTATCCAACGGCTGTACCGAGTAATTCTGTTTGAAAAATATCTCATAACTATCACTGCCATATTTACCGATACCATATAGGTCAGTAGCATCAATTCCATCCCAAGTCAACCAATCTCGGCTCATACCTACCAGACGCCGGTATCTAACATTAGTCATGCCCAGAGGTTTGATAATGCTTTTGACAAATTCCTCGTCGGCGTTGATCAATGCGTCGGGTGTAGGAAACCAATATAGGAATTCAGGTAGTGTGGTCTTAACAGGCTTGCGGCCAGTTTGGTTAAGCATGATCACGCCCACCATATGTTCCCAACTGTTGCGGATCTGTTGTTGTACCATTAGATCATCGCGTAAGGGTTCAAAGAATTTCATTAAAGGTGCTCCCAAGTATTTCTATCATAATCCCAATGCCGCATATCGTAGAAATGCAGTTCTACAGCATATCCAAACAGTCCCAGCATGATTCGAGCACCTGCATGGTCACCTGTAAATTTTGCATTGAATTCCACATCGATAATATATTCGGTGCGATATCCATTAAACTCCACGGCTTTGTGTTTGGTAATCGACCTGCTGATGTTCCATAGTATATCCCAAACAGAATTAGAATGCCATGGATTGGCAATGCTAAAGTTTAAATCGATCATACAATATTATACACAAAAAGAAAGGGTCCGTCAAGACCCTTTGGTTGTTTTGGTAATAAGGTAAGTCCTACCTCACCAAAGCCTAAGCAGCTATGGAATATAACTCGTCGTTTGCAGTTATGAAATTTGCTTGATTAACGGTCATCGCCTACCGTGCTGTCCACTCTGTTACTCTTTGCCCTGTCGAAACTATGCAGGCCCATTATAAAGTACACTAACCGCTCTGTTGCTACTGTATGCCTACAGCTTGTATCCATTCGTCTAATATACTTTATGGTGGACCTGGGGGGATTCGCACCCCCGTCCAGAACACTTTTCTCTTTGCTTCATACAGCAATAACTCTTATTTAACACACATAATGAAAGAGCACTTGCATATCTTCTTTGGCATACACAACCTGTCTACGACCATACAGCCTTGCTTCTCTTTCCTGACCCAGGCATCTCAGTGTGCGTTAATCTTACTTATCTTCAATGTTTTACAGCAAACATACTGCTGATCATCGCTCTTACCAAAACTAAATCACTTTCACATGTGACCACTATGGGTTCATCCAAATCTTCGTCATCTTCCCACGCTGCTTTTGGAAACTGTAAGAAATCAAAAATAGTTCTAAAGGTCACAGTCCTACCTTGTGTGTAGGCTAACTCTATCACATCCACTATGGAATTCACTACTTGTTGGGTTTTGAAATCTAGCGGAGTCATAATAGTTAATTCAATTTAGCCATCATTTGTCTCTACAGGTACGCTCGCTATAAACACGACCGTCTTTAGTGTGTATTTCTTGCCAATCACTACATACGATTACACGAGTGACACAACCCGAAAGAGTTGCAGCCAATGCCAACATTAGTATGGTTTTCATATTTTAACGGTAGTAGCAACTACGCTCACGATAAATTGCACCATCGGGTGTTTGAATCTCTTTCCATCCATAGCAGGCCATTTGCAGTTCGCGTGGAGGAATTATCTGTTCACGCTGGACGATAACTGGAGGCTGTTGTTGTATGTAAACTGGTGGTTGTTGCTGTACAATCACAGTTTCTTGCCTATTTGAGTTGGCGATCGCTGCTCCAAAAATTCCACCAATTACTAATGGAAATAGGATATCCGAACCTGAAGTTTTCTGCACATAGACATCACGATGCCCATGATTACGATACTCTCGATTATCCGCTTGTGCAAGACCAGATGCCGCTAACATAATTACCAATAACACTTTTTTCATATATAACTCCTGTCAGTTATTTAACGCTACAATACATAGTTTAGTTGATTTTTTCGGCTTTGTCAACCTGTATTGTTGATTCAACTGCCGGTTTGTCAATTTCTTTTTGGACCTTACCGGCGGTCCACCATCCAAACGATGACATAAAACCTATTATAAAAAATGCTGCGTACATAATTTTACTTCCCTGCTAATGGATTATCTATTGCTTTTTGGATTTTACTATCCAATTCTTTCTTTAATGTTTCCACATCTTTGGTAACTTCTTTCTTCAACTGCTGTGTTTCAGCACTGACTTCTCTACGGGCCTGTGCCATTTCGGTTCTAACAGCATTGGCTTCGGCACGGGCTTTGTCCAAATCTTCTCTAACACCCTTACGCATTTCACGCATCTCACTTTCGGAATCACGCTGTGCTGCTTTAACAAACCGCTCAACTTGTTCTGTAACTGTTTCGTTTCTGCGTAAGTCGCTCTTGAGATCATTTTTAATATCGCGTGTATATCCATTTGCTTCGGCAACTGAATCTTCAGCCTTCTTGATTTTAGAATCAAGTATGGCCAATCGCTTGTCAAATTCGGATAAGTCTGGTGCCGAATATTCCGATATCTTTTTCTTCATGCCCTGGTAATCTTTATAGACTTCAAAGCATCCATACAGACCACCCAATATGGATGATACCAATGTAAACGCTACCATTAGTTTAGCAGGGGTAAATTCATATCCACCTATGCTGATAACAGTATCCTTGCTGGCATATTTTTTCACTGCCTCTTCGGCTTCATCAATCTTGGCATTTACATCTTTGATTTCTTCTGTCATTTTTATCTCCTGTATTGTTGGTCCACCATTTCTTGATGTAACCTATCACTGCTTAACTGTCTTAACGCACGGGCGTTATCTACGGTCTTTTGATTACCGTATATGTCCTTGGGTGCGTAGAATGCATTGTCCTTCATTGATGTCATGGCATATACATCAAATCCTTTTGGTTGTGTGGCCATTGCGGCTATATCAACACCACCTGCTAAATCGTTAGGTTGTATATCCTTCTTGACTGTTTCGGTTCTCTGTTCGTTTTGTGCTGATTCTATTATGGCTCTAACTTCAGTCAATGCTGTAAGTGTGGTGCCACGAGATTGTGGAGTCGGCATGGGCAACATAGAACTTTCAGCATCGTTGGCCATTGTGGCATTCCTATTGGCCACATATGCTGATGCCATCGAATAGTTTGATACCACTGTGGATGATCCCATCATGTCCACGGGTTGTGATATGGATTGTATCATTTGCTGTGCTGCTGAATTAGCCTGTGCTGCCTGCGATGATTCCATGCTCATGCTGTTCAATGATTCAACTATGGCCATAGATTGCTCTTGTGATTTAGCAGTGGCCTGTGCTGATGCTCGATTGGAGTTTTGTATTGACAGTGACTGTGTAGCCCGTTCGTTGGCCTGTATCCTGCTGACCGCACTTATCACGGCAGGAGATAGACCAGATCCCTGCGCCTGTCTGCTGACGGCCTGCACATCTCTCAAGGCTTGTGGGACATTGTCTGGTGGTGAGATTTCACCGCTTGTTGACAGTTGAACCCCACCCACATTTACAGTCTGTGCAGGAGTGTCTGCTGTAGTTGAATTAGTTGTAACTGCGGTTGTGGTAACTGTTACATTAGTTGAACTAGGTGTAACGGTAGGAGTTTCTGTTTTAACCCCTGTATATGAAACACCAAGTCCTGCAATGTTCACACTATTACCATAATAGTTCTGATAGTATTGTCCTTTACTTAAATCGCCAGTAAATCCCATAGTCACGGCTGCGGAAGAAACTACGGCACCACTCCAACGCATATCCACAGTTCCTCCAGAATCTAATCTAACTTCGAAACCGCTACGGTTATTGCTATTAGCATATTGGCTGGTTCCATACCATCCATATGTCATTGAATTCTCTGTACCCAAATAATATGTACTTCCGCCATTGCGGGCATACAAGTCAGTCCATAATGGCATGATAGCATAGTTGTATCTGCTGTCAGTCGTTCTAGAAAGATCAACTCCTGAACAGCAGAAGTTACCTGTAATAGAAGGATTTTGGAAACTGACTACACCGTTACTGTGCATCCATGAGTTAGAGAATGTCTGTCCAAAATAAGAAAATTGGAATTGTAACGGCACAAGGGTATTACCATCATCGCCAAGGTATACCTGTGTAGCTGATTGATTGTTTTTAAGTTCTTGCAATGCTGGAACATTTGAGCCAGTCATAACACTGACTGTGAGTCCGTTGCCAATTGGAACAGAAACTATGTCAGCATTAGAAAATCTTGAAAACAATAGCACCGAGCAAAGCGCCCAGGCCAATATTTTTGATAGTTTCATTCTTTTCTTCTTTTTCTAATTGTGGAATCTGTTCTTGATTTTGTGCCCATGCAGCACGAGCGGCTTCTCCAATTTTACCATCATACGGGCACGGTGTTCCTGCCGCCATCATAGCATCAAACACACGACGATCTTGGCACATGGTCGCAACTGCTGCCACCTTCATACCCATATCATACAATGTCTTACTCAACTTTAATCTTTCGCAATTCATATCGCGGATGGTGCCACCACTACTTACACCGAATATCTGTGTCTGTACCGCACCACTACTACCTGTTGTGCATAGGTCAGCATTACCACCACTCATCATAGAAGGTGCTGCTGCTGTTGGAGGAGGTTGGATAATCTTCTGTGTGATAGTAGTATCGTTGATATTGCGGTTGGTCATATCTCCAGAGTTGACATTTTGGTTCACATTGGTAGATGAATTGACATTGTTGTTAGTATTAGCAGATGTTGTGGTATTGATATTTCTATTAGTCATGTCACCCGTGTTGACATTGTTATTGTTATTAGTGTTGGTGCTTGATGAAGTATTGCTGTTGACATTATTGTTATTATTGGTCATCGTGCCACTGTTGACATTGTTATTATTGTATGTCATTGTACCACTATTAACATTGTTATTGTTGTTGGTCATTGACCCACTGTTGACATTGTTGTTGGTATTCACACTGGTGCTACTATTGACATTATTATTGTTATTGGTAGAAGTGCTGGTAACCGCTGTATTATTAACATTGGTCACTGTACCACTATTAACATTGTTATTAGTGATAGTGCTGGTACTGGTACTTGTACTGTTAGTATCTACAAGTGTGCTGGAATCGTAAGTTGTGGCTTGACCAAGTGTCGTGAGACAAGCCAATAACAGAGCAGTGAACCCTGTGCGTATTTTTCTAAACATTCTATAACCCCCGTTATAGAATTATTTATGGCATATCGCCTTTCTAAACGGGGGTTATAATGATTTAGTTATGCTCGGAAGTAATTCAATACATTACCGTGACCATAAAGGCTTTCAGCAAGCATTTTGGCCTGGATATCGTTATCTGCATTAACGATAACATTAGCAGTTTGGGTTTGATTCAAACGGATCCAAACTCGATATTGATACATAGCAGACTCCTGTGTGTTGTTAAGTAATAATTATAACAAGGTTTTACCAGTTTGTCAAGAGAAAATGGAGAGATCTGTAAACATTGGTCTCTCCAACCTCCCGGACTCGCACCTTACAAAATGCTATGCATTATACGTTTACAGACAACTATACTTATCCATTACTTAAATCGTATAGTCCGGTTACCCCAGGACCTTTACAATTTTTGTCATTCATGAATGTACAAACCTGTCCACGATTTCCAGCCTTGTTGAAACTGATGTGATGCCACGGGAGTCCTGTACCAGTAGTTTTATATTCTAAAAGGAATTGATCATACTTGGTATTATCCTTGACCCACTGTGCTCTTATATAATAATCGGCCTTGCTGGCCTTAGCATATTGGATATCACATGCCATACCAAGTGGATGTTGACTTGTGGGGCTTCCTACACCCTTTTTCCTAAATGAGCAGGTCATAAATGCATCCGGAAACTGGTTCTTTATTGGGTCAAAACAGTTGATAATCAATAGTCTTAAATTATCACAAACAGCCTGTACAGTAGTTCCATTTTCAACTGCCAGAGTGGCTACATCGTATGGGAATACAACTCCCGGCTGTTTAGTTACATCTTTGACCTTATAGGTCTTTCCTGTTAATGGACTTACATACAATACAGTTTCATCTACTGTTCCTGCCACTGTCACCGCACCTCCGGTCTCCCCTTGTGTTACTTCGGCAGGAGGAGGAGCTTCGTCTGCTTTTGCTGGACTTTTACCTGCGATATCGCCATTAACTACAGATTCTTTATCAAGTGTACCGTTGTCAATTAATACTTTCTGTTGACTTGCAACCACATCCGGAGATTCAGAGTCACCTTCAATAGCTTCGACCACCGCCACTGTTTTGGCAAAATCTGGATGATTAATTTCAAATGCTATTGCTGCGGCAATAGCACTTTCAACAGGGTCTTGCCATAACGCTATTTGCACATTATTAGCAAATACATTTGGACTATGAAAAACATCTAAAACTTCCGGCGAGCCACCTGCTAATTGAGGACCACCACCTGCTACATACGGCATATATTATCTCCTATGCTAATATTTACCGTAGGGCGATATCAGTAGTGCTGTCTCTGTATTGATCAGCAGCATCGTGTTTGCTGGTCATCATGGCAAATATATGTGACTTGTTTAATGTCACTTCTTTTCCATTGCCCAAGAACATCCAAGGCATCAATCCAACACCTTGTCCATTTAGTGTAACACACATGGGTTTAACGATCTTAACCACATCTGCTGTTTCGCTTTCAAATCGTGCAATCAATTCCTCGCCGTTGATCAATTTCAAACTGACAACATCTGCACTGGTAAATCCTCTTTCTATTAACATTTTATTCCTTGGTTTCTTTTGGTAATTCGCATAATGCCTCTAACAACTTATAGTGGTCGTAGGCTTTCTTCAACGCTTCGAAGTGTTCTAATTTTTCTGGGTCTGGTACAAGTATGGCCAAACGCTTGCTCATTGTTTCCATAAACTCTGCAAGATCTTTTCCGTTTATTTTAACCCGGCCTTCGAACTCTGCATCACCCGATACTTTTATCGTAGGTTGAGTGGTACTGGGGATAATGTTATTCCAATTTGTTGAACCAATGTTTGTGTAGGGAGAAGTTGTCCACAGGGTAGTGTTAGGTACGGTGTTGATAGTATAGGAGGGCATGGGACTCGAATAGGTTCCATTGGCACCGGCAGAGGTGCCAATCCCGGTGTTTACTTTGAAATAATCATTTTTTAAATCATCTATCAATGCTTCTAATTCTGCTTCTTTAGGATAGGTCATTTCAAATACTCTTTAAGTTCGTTGAATCCGCCAACATATCCATCCTCGATAAAGATCTGCGGAACGCTGCGAGCATTAGGTACTGCTTCTAACAATTCTTCTCGACTAAATCCATCACCGATCTTGCGTTCTTCAATTTGGTAACCTTTTGATTTTAATAATGTGTATGCTTGATCACAGTAGGGGCAGTGATACTTACTCCATAATATTGCTTTCATTTTATCCTCTTCTATTAATTACTGAGGCTATCTGATTCACCTCGCCGCGTCTGCGATTATTCTCTCTTTCCAATAAACTAATCCGTTGATTTAACTCTTGATTTTGTTTAATCAATTGCTCGACAAATTGCTCGAGTTTTTTAATTTTCTCTGCTTCGGTCATTATAGATCAGGTAGTTCATCATAACTAACACTATCGCTCATCACACCAATAACATAGTTAGTGCTTTCAGTTTCCTGTAATGCACTTTGCTTCTTGCCGATGTTGACATGCTTGTTGAACCATGGAATAGGGCTTGATCGTGGATGCTCTTCAGCATACTTGATACCAATGTCTTTTAGTCTAACGAATGCTGTGTGATCCACAAAGTCTTTTAGGATCGTGGCATTGAGTCCAATCACTGGACCTTTCTTGAACAAGTAATCTGCCCAGGCCTTTTCTTCTTCTATGACTTCCATATACATAGCATATACTTCTTCGCGACATTCTTCTACCACTTCGGCAAAACGCTCGTCATCTTTAACTACATTGTTGATCAACCAAGCAGTCCACTCTGCATGTAACAACTCGTCCTGTAGAATCAAACTGATGATATTGCCGTTGCCAATGTAGATCTTGTTCTCCACCATGGCTAAACTGGTAGCAAATGATACCATGAAACGGAATGCTTCCAATGCATAACTGGCATTGAGTGCCATCCAGATTGCTTTGATGTGACTTTTTTCATTTACTGTTTTAGGATTGATTTCCTTGAAGCAATTTAGTTCATGTAGTTTGTCATAGTAGCGGCCAATGCTGGCAGACATCTCTACGATTTCTTTAGTGTCGTGGATCTTGTTGAATTCTTCTTTCGGCACACTATAGACATTACGGATGATGTGACTATAACTCTTACTGTGTATATTTGTTTCGAACATCGACCATATTGAAACCAATGCTTCTAATTCAGGGATACTAACTACCGGACCAAAAATTTGTGCTGGTGCTCTTCCTTGAATTGAATCTAATGCAGTTTGACGTAATAGATTACTTGTAAAGATATGTTTGACTGCATCGCTGGCATCTTTGTGATCCATCTTGTCTTTGGTTAGACTGATCTCTTCTGGTACCCAAAAGAATCCACGTGCCAACGATTCAAATGTTTGTAATTTATTGTACTTCACTTCTTCGAAGCGTTGAACAGTGACAGGACCTTCGGGGTCTAAAAACATTTTTCTTTTAAGATAGTTTGGTCGTTTCGATAGATCGTATTGCTCTTTACTCATTATGTGTTTTCCTATGATTTTCTATATTTACAACTTACACGATTCGCAGTCTTCATCTTCACTATAGATAGTAACTGGTTCTACTGCTACTAATCTGTCACTCTGTGTATTCAACACGTTTTTACTACCTGCCTTATCCAGAAGGCTATAATACAAAGTTTTGATTCCCCACTTGTAGGCCAACATTAAGTTCTTAGAGATCAACGTAGCAGGTACCTTGCCATCCCTGAAATGTCGTGGACTGTAGAATGTGTTGGTACTTAGGCTTTGATCAATGTATGCTGCCAATACTGCTGATGTCTTTAGGTAATCAACACAGTCAGTCTGCTCCCACATGAGTTGATAACGATTCTTTAGTCGTCGATATTCTGGAACCACCTGTACAAAACTACCTGCCTTGCTTTCTTTGACGCTGATCAATTCCATAGGCATCTCAATACCGTTTGTGCTGTTCAATACAACACTACTGGATTCAACAGGAGCCACTGCCATCAGCGTGGCATTGCGGATACCATACTTCTTCATACGCTCACGCAGGGGTTCCCAATCCATGCTGGGAGTAAAGTCGGTAAGTTCGTTAACACCCTTGGCCCTACGCTCCCAGGGAAATACTCCCCGACCGTAATAGGTGTGTTCGCTACGCAGACATGGGCCACGCTCTTGGGCCAATTCCACACTGGTTTCGGTAAGGTAGTATGCTTGATGTTCCATCCAACGCTTGACTTCGGCCAGTGCTTCTGGGGTGCCATATTTAAAACTACGACGAGCATGCCAATAGGCCAAGTTTGTGATGCCAACGCCGAGAGGTTCGAAGTCTGTATTGGCCAACTTGCTTTGTATGCTTAGGAAGTCTTGATAGTTTAATAGATTGCTTAGACTGCGGACCAACACACGACACGCCTTACGCATCTCCTGTGGGTTCTTAAATGCACCCCAGTTTATGCTGCCAAGAGTGCAAAGAGCGATTCGCCCCTCCGGATCTTCAATTCTTTGGAAAGGACGGGTGGGTAGAAGTATTTCTTGGCATAGATTTGATTGATAAATGGGATCAAGCGTTGTATCAAATGGACCCTGATTGATGACGTTGTCGATATTGACAAGATAGATGCGCCCCGTATCAGTACGCTCTTTAAGAATGCCGTTTTTGAATATCTCATCTGCTGATACGCTTTTCTTTTTAATCGTCGGATGCTTTTCATAATTTAAGTATAGTGTTTCAAATTCTTTGCTGTCTCTGTAATAGGCTTCATATAAGTCCGGAACATCATGTGGATCAAATAGTGTGATCATCTCACCACGCTTGTAACGATTCCAGAACATGGCATTAACTACTACTGAGTAATCCATTTGACGCACACGAGTTTCATCTGTACCTTGATTGTTCTTCAATACAATAAGGTCTTCGAACTGATAATGCCAAACGGGAAATGTAACTGTACAACTGGCATTGCGTATACCGCCTTGGCTACAACTACGCAAATCTGCGAACCATTTCTTTAAGAATGGTATCATACCCGTATGTTTGATCTCACCGTTGCGGATTGGAGCACCTAAGGGTCTGATTCTGCCAATTTCAAGGCCAATTCCGGCTCGTTTTGATGCATATTTGGCCATCATTTCACCAGAAGCGAAGATACTGTCCAGAGTATCATCACTGCTGATAAGTACACAGCTACTGAACTGCTTAGTAGTAGTACCAAGCCCAGCAAGCACAGGTGTAGCCAACGTGAAATGCCCCGCCGAGGCACATTCATAATATTCTTTAACATACTTGAGTCTTGCCTCCTTGGGTTCATTATGAAACGCAGTGGCAGCGGCGATAGCATAGCGTACCTGAGGAGTTTCAAATATTTGTCCTGTTGCACGATTTTGCACCAGATACTTTTCACACAGTTGAGCGATAGCAGCAAATGTATAAGTTTCGTCTTTGTCGTGATCGATAAAGAGATCAATTATATCCCATTCTTCTTTTGTATACCAGTCTAACAATTCTCGAGTATACATGCCTGATTCTATATTACGTTTTACAATATCATGAAGTGACATTGGCTCATATTGGCCGTATACTTCTTTTCGTAACATACTAACACGTTGACGTCCTGCCACATATTGATAGTTAACATTATTAATTTCTGGATTTTCACTTTCGTCAATCAAATCCACCATAGCCTTAAGTAGTAGTTCGTCTATGGTTTCAGTAGTCATTCCATCGTGTAGTTCTATTTGTGCTTTAATCTCTACCATACTCGGGCTGACACCGTCGATACCTTTACATGCATGGGCCACCTGTCTTTGTATCTTCTCGATGTCCATGGGTACACGATCCCCATTGCGTTTAACTACTGTAATCATTCTTCTGCCTTTTTATTATCTTAGGTGATATTTACCTGGGACTTGTAACTTCAATTAGATTTTCAAGTTTAAATGCATCGGTTATTTCAGTAGCATCTACAGGCCCATTATCATTATAATTCAGGACCCAAGTATCATCAATATACAATACATTATACTCTTTAGTTCTATTAGAGTCAACAAGTGTTTTGATCTCAATCTTACTATTTTGATATTTTTTTGTCAATTTCAATGTCCAGCCCATCATCAAAGTTTTGGTAAAATCATCGTATCTATTAGTTTCGATAATTTCCCAAGGTGTTGGCCAACTTTTACGATGGTATGGATCAATATTTCTATTGTGTGGAATGAACGGAGCGGGTTGCCAGAAATCCCAAACTGCCTGTAGAGGGTTGGAATTTTGATCTAACTCTCTCCTATGTTCTATCCACTCTGTTAGTCTTTCGTCTACAGGTTGATTAAACATAATTTTAAATCATCAGTTTGGTTTGATATTCGAGATTTAATACGTCGAGAACGGTATGTGTAACATTAAGTGAATAAAATGAACTACCAGAATCGAGTATTATTGACCAAGCAAGTTCACCATCCGACGGGCTGGTATAACTATAATTATCATTGATATAACTTTGAGTAGATGATACAACATCTGCTGGTATATAAATTTCAAGATTACCTGCTCTATTAATTTGTGTTCCAACACATGACACTGTATATTTTATATTAAGTTGTTGTGAAGAATCGGTTAAAGGGAATTTAAAAAGAGTAGTAGTTATACTGGGATCGAGATCAATTGCAGTTGGATCGGAACTGTCCAATACTGCCTTTCCTGCTACCAATGGATAATATGTTCCTACAGTAGTATGTTGATTTTGCCATTCTTCTCTATCAAAGTAATCGTTAACAGATGAATTGGTATCTGTAATAAAAGTTATAACAGGAGTAATGGCAGTGGATTCGTCACCACCACCGTTACCTACATTATAAAATTGATTGTTCATACTGACATGGTGTGTTCCTAATATAGAATCGCTTGCGCCGACATATATGCCTTCTTCTTCAATATCTTCAAATCTATTGTTTATGATACGAGCATATCTCGGGCCCACGGTGGCATTGATATCTTTTATATTATTAAACATCACACCATACACCGATGTATAGAATTTAGAATTTTGTATTATAGGGTTTATGATATCATAATTTGATTTAACACCGCTATATAATCCATTGAAAATACAATTATCAATTACAACATTTTCGGATGATACGGTCAATCCACCATTACCTCTAATATCAATACCGGAATAATCAGTAGTAGCACCATCAGTAGGTAAATGATTTCCTTTAAATTCAACTCTTCTAATCAATGCATTCTCAGAGCAATCAATGCTGATCAAACTATATGCATTAGCAACATTTGTTAATGCATCGTCGAACTGTACTGTAATTCCTTCGATGTGAATAAAATTAGGTTGGGTGACCCCTGAACTAATTCCATCTTCAAATATAGTGCGTCCTTCAGTAGCAGGATCGGAGCCGACCGTTTGAAAAGCATGAACAGCATCGGATGTTAGATTAATGATTGTCTTTCCTATACCCTCTCCTATAATCGTAGTATATGCAGGGCAGAAGATCGATGTGTCTATATTGTATGTTCCTGCAGGGAAATATAAAATCTTAGCAGAATGTTCGCCATAGTTGCTGGTATCTTTTAATGGATCCAGGAATAAATTATCTACGGCCTTTTGTATCTTATCAGTTTCATTTCCTGATCCAACAACATTAAAATCAGCAATACTAACTGTATCGTCTGCTTTCTTTCTTAGTAGACGTTGATATGGAGTATGAGAACCGGGCGGTGAAGTTATACCATCAATAAATCCTGTGGCAGTATCACTTCTATATGTGTAATAAGCAGAGTCTAAAGTTTGATTGACATTAAAGAAATTTACAAGATCATTTTCTGTTAGTATCCTAACATTGGCATCTCTTGCACCACCGTCGTCTCTACGTAGACCTATGTATAGGTGTTCAGTGTCAGCCGCCCAACCAAACTCGCCACCTACTAATGTAGGTACACCTGTTTGATTTTCTTGCCCTCTACGTACTTGTATTCTACTGATTTCCACTACAGCCATAATAATATCCTCGCTATGGGATATTTATCATGGAAGGGCTACTTATTCAGGGCGTAGTACTCTTCGACCTTTTACAATTGTGATCACACATGATAAATAATATTATGAAAAAATCATATGTATACGCTTATTTAAGAGATGACAGAACTCCGTACTATATTGGCAAAGGTGTTGGGAATCGTTATAAGAATCCTCATAACGTAACAGTCCCCCCGGCCGATCGCATACAATTTATTAAAGAAAATTTAACAGATCGAGAAGCAATTAAATTAGAAATTGAACTTATTGCTAAGTATGGCAGGAAAGATTTAGGTACTGGAATCTTACGTAATTTAACTGATGGTGGTGAAGGTATGTTAAACCCGAGTCTAAGTATAAGAAAAAAACTATCCGATGCTAAAATAGGTAAACTTCCAAATAATTACGGTAAGAAATATACATCGGGACCATCTGCTGCTAAAAGTTTATCTAAACAGGGAGTGAATAATTCTATGTTTGGAAAAACTCATAGTGACAAAATTAAAGAACTAATAGGTATAAGTTCGGCGGAAAGATATAAACTTATACCTATTGTTGAATGTCCATATTGCGGTAAGACTGGAAAAGAACCACCAATGAGAAGATGGCATTTTACAAAATGTAAACTATCACCCTAACAATTTATAATATTCTTCGACTTTATTAAACCATGCGTCCTGCCATTTATTAAAATCTGTTGGTTTGAGATCAAATTGTTGATATTGTAAATCCCTACTACACATAAAAATGTGTCCTTCTTTGATATCAGTACCGTAAACTTCGTTGTGGGCTAATATATAAGCCATTAACTGCAAATAATAATCATCAACCCATTCTGCCTTCTTGGGCTTATTAGTTTGTTTATGGTCGGCGATACAAGGATTATCTTGATAAACTCCAATTAAGTCAGTAGTGCCACTATATAGTCCAGGAAAGTAAAGGCTCTGTTCCATGGCCCAAACTTCGCTCATTTTATTAATACCATTTTCAATAATGACATCTGCCATTTTGTTGGCTTGTACGTGTACGGGATTACTTCCGAGTTGACGAGTTTCTCCAACAAGGAATCTTTCTAAATTGTTATGCATGGCTGTCCCCACTCCAGCTGCCTCTGTAGTAATCTGTTGTGCCTTATCGTGCCCAATACGATTACGCCATTCGTTTAGGTGTGTTTGGTCTTTAGTAGCACCTAAGATAGTAGTTACACTTGGTAACTTCTCTCCATCTGGAGTTCGGTAAACACGTTTACGAGTTATAGGATCATTTATTTGAACACAATTTTTATATTGGAATCGTTCAATAAATGGTGGAGGAGTATAGGTTGTTGTCATATAGTGTTAATTATAACACCATGTGATCAGTATAGCAACTATTTGGTTACAGTTTTGGCATTCTTAGATGCCATAGCATCAACTGCAGGGCTTGCGCCTGTTTCGGGTTGTGCTTTATCTTTATTTGGATTTTGTGCAGTTGTTTTTAATAAAACGGTACCATCATCTAACACATCGGAAATAACATCACCTGCTGGATCAACTGCATTTTTAAGTGCTATCAATCCATCGGGTGTGCTTATTCCTAGACCAAAGGGTTTTAGGATATTCATTACTACAGGGAAAGGTAATGTAGATGGTTTATCTGCACTATTAGCCTTACCTTGTAAGACAGCCAGAACATCTCTGGCTGATCCTAAATCCACTTCGAATAATCGCATTTATTTTGCCAATGTAGACATGATGCTATGTGATTCAGCCAATTTGCGAGCAAAACGGCTTTCACGCATTTCACGTCCTGTTGTGCCTGCACCTGCTGCTGCATCTGCTGCACCGAACTCATCACCTGCTGGCATTGGATTCATTTCGTCAGGAGCACTTGCATCCATACCTGGTTCAGGAGGCATTGCCGGTTCCATACCCATCGCTGCATCTGGAACTGCTTCACCTGCTAATGTTGCAACCGCATTGCTAACTGCTTCGCGTTGTTGAGTCAATGTCTCAAGTGTAGCGGATAGTGCTGGACCAACTGCTGCTTTAAATGTTTCTGCTTCCTGCGCTCCGAAGTCTGCTTTAATCGCATCTGCTAATTCAATCATGGTCTTAGTTTGATATTGACCAACACGTTGCATCCAACTTGTAAAGTCATTGACCATATCACCTGCTGCGGTAATAGCCTTGGCCTTACCTTCTTCATCTTCCTGTAGTAAGTAACCAATGCTTTCGTTTACAAAACGAACATTGTGTTTAAATGTGCTGAAAGATTCTTTAACTTTCTTCTTGCTTTTAACAGCGGCCTTCATTGGCTCTTTTTTATCGCCATCTTTGTCCATATCTAAAAAGTCAGGTTTGGCTTTCTTTGCTTCATACATACTACCACACTCTTTTAAACCGTGTACTGGACACTTTTTGCCCTTAGCCGAATGATTACATTTCTCATCTGCGGCTTCTTTGACTTTCTTCTCTTTTGGCTTGTCTTCAGTACCATTGTCGAATGTATTAGACTTGCGTGTATAAACAGTACCAGTGGTAGTTGTTTTCTTATCAAACTTACCTGTACCTTTAGATGTCTTTTCTGCTTCGTGATCAGACTTGACTTTCTTTATCATGTCGTCAAACCCTTCTTTCATGCCATGTACTGGGCAACTATCTTTACCCTTGGTAGAGCAGCAGCACTTCTTGCTCGTTGCTTCTTTAAATGGATTACCTGCTTTAGCAGCGGCTTTAGCACGACTACCCATAACTTCGGCTTTACCTGTTTCGACTTTGCCGTCACCGTCATAGTCTTTCTTAGCCATTGGACCTTTGGCTTTTGTAGTATGTTTAACATCACGAACACCTTTCTTGGCCTCGCTTAATTGATCCATTTTGTCACGTAGTTTTTTAATGTCTTCGCCTAGCATTTCTTTAATCCTTGTATTAAGCAAGTCCAACATGGCCTTGTCCTTTTGGTATGTTTCATTGGTTAGCAAGTCGTTGATACCTGCTGCACCCTCTTGTTGGAAAACTCGGGTACGTAGTCTGTTACGCATGTCTTCAAGTTGTTCTCTAGAATAATTTTCTAACTTAACTCGCACACCGAACAATTTGTTCATGTTTTCATTAAGTTTAGCACTTGTTAACGGAGGTGTAAAATCGCTTGTTTTCATAATTAATCCCAGAAAGATTTATAGTGTTATTTAGCCAATTCGTATCAGTTTGTCAAATCCCTTGACCACTGTGATCTTGAATTGTTCCTTTTTATAACGAGCAATCGAGGATTTAGTATACATAACATCTGCTCTATCTATAGCATTAGACTCTATACTCTTTTTGGCCAAATGCGTATGCAGTTCTTCATCAAAAAGTGCATGTCCATATCCTTGGTCAGCAGCTAAAATCTTATCATCTGTCAGCTTGCCTAATGCCAATTGGTTGGCTAATACTGCTGCTGTTTGTGGTAAATTTATTCGATCGATTAGTATCTCTTTTTCAAAATCTACTATACAATAGAATCCATCTTTCTTTTTCTTGATTGAAAAGTGTCCTACGTTGATAGAACCATCTTTGCTTTTCGAAGGTACTACTATGCCCTTTTGTTTTAATTTTTCTTTAACGGTTTTGCCCAGTTGTTCTATTTTGTCATAGACATCGTTAGGTAGTGGTTTCATCTAATTTCTTTACTAATGTTCGGTTATCATTACTTATCGAGTAAATTCCTTTGCGAACAAGGTTCTGAGCCAACCATTGATCATGTTCATCTAAACTGGTGAGAGATATGTGATCCTTATGTTTTTCAACAAATGAGTTTTCCTCATTAGTAAGAGCGATATTCATACCTGACAGTAATTGACCAATTTTCATAATTAGGCAGCAGGTTTTTGCATCTGCTGTTGCATCTGCTGTTGTTTTTGTTTTAATAAAACTATCTGTGCCGCAATATTATCAAGGTCGGTCATCGTATCTTTCATACCTTGTTGCATTGCAGGATTAGGTTGTTGTACTTGTGCTTGGTTAGGGTCTGCAGGTTTTCCTGCAGGTTGTGCTGGTTTTCCTGTAGGCTGTGCCGGTTTACCTAATTGTTGTCCGGGCTGAGGTGGTTCATTGCTATCCACTTGATCAGTTGGTACATCAGTAGGGGCTTGATTAGCATCTGGTGGATCATTACTAATTTGATCTGTTGTAGAACCAACGGGTTCTAATGCTTCTAATAATTCTGATATACGCATATTATGTAAATATTTTACCTAATGTATCAGCATGTCCTGATACCCATCCTAGTGCTGCTACAGCACCGGCACTAAGATAAACCCATTTTGTTTTAAATTGCTCAAGGTCTTTAATCTTGGTGGCCATGTCACTGTGTTGACTAACATTAGCATCGTGCATTACTTCGAGTTGTGCCATGATACTATCACGTGTACGATCGAGACAGTCATGCATGTCTTTGACATCTACTTTGAGATCGTCAATCTTTTCTTCTATGTTATCTACTTTAGTTTCTAATACGCTAACACGTTCTGGAACGGTTGCTAATGCTGCTGAAGCCATCCAAGGTCTCTCCTAATAAGGTGTACGAATTTCCAACTATCGAGTTGCCTAAATTGTGCCTTTGATTGCCTTGATGACTGTATTCTTGGAAGAGCCATCTATTAGATCGAAAATGGCCTTCTCGATATTTATCGTTTCGGTTAATTTTTCTACTACTGGTACTCCATGTATGTCTTCATAAAGGCAACCAACATCACCTCGATCATTGACATATACACCTGATCTTTCAGGATTAAATCTAAATGTCCATACAGCATGTTTACCCTTATGTTTAGATCCAAATCCCAAATCCTTAATATCAATTACTTGCATCTCGGGAGAAAAGTCATACATGATATTTGATCTTAATTCAAGACATTGTTTTAATGTAACAAAATTTCTATGTTGATCATGCTCAAGTGTTGTACCTTGATTGGGTCTACTTACATTGGTGTTTGTAATATCTACGAGGGTTTTTATTTCTATTGTTTGCATAATATACCTATATAATATATTTATGCCGTAAAAAAAGGTCCTTAAAAAGAACCTTCTTATGTGATTAAAATTATAGTGCAACGCCGCGTATCTCTGCTGCCACTGTGGTAAGAGTGTTAGAATATCCTTGTAAAGCACCTGTAACTGTTCCCATTGCAACGATAGCTTGTTGGCATGCTACTGGAAATGTTTCCACATCGTCATCACCGTCGTAGTCAGATGTACCAAATGCACCACCTAATGCTGCTACTGCAATACTTAATGTAGTGGTAGTGGAATACCTAGGAGTACCAATAATTTCAATACTGGCTATTTTAGCAACAGCATCTAGTGCCTGTACCACTGGACTTTGTACTCCAGCTACTCTACCTAATTTGTCTGTTAGATCTGCGTCTGGAAATGAAAGTGTTACGAACTGTAATGTAACACCATTCTTATATGCTGGTGCAACTAACGTCTCATGTGTTTTTGTTATTCCTGTCATTTTGGAATCTCCTTAATGATGTATTTAGCAATCTTGATCAAAGAAAAAGGGAGTCGAAACTCCCTTTGTCTATGCTTAAAAATATTAAGCGAATGTGAACGTACCGTCACCTTGCAATGCTGTAGCTGTAGTAACTGTGTAGTCAGTGTATGCACCACCTAAAGCCGTAGCCAATGCGTTTCTTAACGCACGGAAGCCAGTTGTAGCACCAGATTGACCGCCTGCGCCGTCACCTTGGTTAGCTGTTGGTTGATCAACTATTGCTGAGAAATAGTCATTACCTGAATCGCGTGCGCCCATCCATACGATACTAGCAAAGTTTTGTAGTGTCTGACGTGCGACTGTGTATCCGCCAACAGTGATATCACCTGTAGTACCGTCTACTGCATCTGCTGTGAAAGCGTTAGCTGCACCACCAGCGCAAGCGACCTTAATCACTAATGGTGAATAACCATAAAATGCGCCACCTGCGTCTTGTCCGTGTTTTCTAATAATTGTTGCCATTTTGAAATCTCCTAATCTTGTTTTTAAGTTTCCCCATGAAACTTATTATGTTTTTATTTATCTCGATTAGAAAAAATTTACCCAAATGGTCTATTAATCGTCGTTTTTGACATCACCTTCGACTATTTTAAGGTGTTTGATTGTTTCTTTGTTGTCTCTTAATTTGCGTATGCTGCGTGTAAACTTGCCGGAATCACCACCCTTGATACTGTTGATTAGTCTACGTTCTAACTCATATGCATCTTCTGGGGAGAAATTTTCTCGAATAAGTGATAGTAGATTGATAGCACTATCAATAACATGTGTAGCCCTGCTCTCAATAACGGCTTCGGTATTCTTCTTTTCCGATATGGAATTGAGTTCTTCTAATATGCTTCGAGTGGCTTTTTTCAAGATACTGTCCTTGTATATGGTATTTAGTGATATTGTAACATAGTTGTTTGGAAAAATAAACACTTGTGAAAAATGTTGCAGAGCAGCATAATGAATAAATACTTTACTCAGTAGAAACCATGAGAGGTAACTGAGATTAACACACAGGAGAAAAATATGTTAAATCAAATCACTGGATACTTCCAAAAGATGTTTCAGAACTTTAGTAAGCCACAAACTTACCAGTCGGCATTAGAAGAATACATTGTTAAAAACGCACCACAAACTACATGCGATATAGATCGCTTGACTCGTCAATTTGAGTTAATGCATTCACGTAGGGGGTGGTAATCATGAGTCTATTAAAATTAATCTATATTTTTTTATGTGAGATGGGCCGCGCCCGGGCTGCTGCACACCTTGCATATTGTGGGGATTATGCAGGTGCCCGCAGAATCATGAAGATAGAATTAAAATAGCCGATAAGGTTGTTATATAAATAATATTGCATTACAATTAATGCATACACATACACAAGGAAATAAAATGTTTAATAAAATGTTCGCACCATATCTAACACTTGACGCACATATCGAAGCGTTCCAAGAAACCAAGCGAGGCCTAACAGATAAGATCATTACTGATCCTACTCTTAATAAGGCAGCACACGAATATATCGATGCTCAGACACAGTTTGCTAAAATGTTGTCACACAACTTTACTGACATCGCAAAGTATTCCATGGATTCCATTACTGACAAATGGTTTCCTAAGAATGAAGAAGTAGCCCAGGCTAAGGCTACACGTAGCAAAAAGGCTACTGCCTAAGACATACACACACAAGGAGAATAATATGTCAACAACAATACCAAAACTACCTGAAGTAAAATTCAACAAGAACGGTTATGAAATCCGTACAGATATTCTAGACATGGCCAAAGGTCTTGTTAGTGAAGAATATCACTCTAAGTTCCGTGGCTGGGAAATGTCAGTTGCTAAGGATGAAAAGACTGGGCAAGTGGTTACTCGAGTAGATATGCCAGAGTTTCCAGGTCTTGAGAAAGTATTAGAAACAGCTGAAAAGATGTATGCCTTCGTTAATGCAGGCGTTACAACTAAAAAATAATATAATTAATAATATGTAGGACGTAGTCCAGGAGCCCCAACAATAGAGTGGGGCTTTTTTACGACTGTTTAGATCGGGCGACTACGTAGGAATTCAGGATAGCGTTTATTGAAGTGACGCATGATAACGCCTGCTATCTCATGTGCTTGATTTTCTTCAGGACTACCAGTAGCACCACTTTCGTCGTTTAGTTCATTACGCATATCTTGTCTAAAATGAACTAATTCGTGTGCAACTGTGCGTAAAATATCTACAGGATGACGGTTAAGAATAGCAACATGTAGAGTATTCTCACCATTAACATACATACCAAAACTTGGTTGATTACCTGTACCTGTTTGTATATCAGGTTCAAAATTCATCTTAGGCAATCTATCAATTTCTAATACTTCCATAGCCAGAGGAAGGAACTTCTTAAACATCTCAACGAATGTTGCCCGTGATTCTTGCCCTTCAACTAATAGCTCTGTAATTTTCATACTGTATTTAGTGCCGGTGACTTTATCCGGCGCTCACTACGCGGAGCAGTCCAATTGTGCGGACGCCTTTGCCGTGGCTTCCAACGGAACCTAAGGTAGGTGTTCTATACTGGACTATATGGATTACGTGTCCGATCCGTTCCATCGTCCTCCGGGTATACCGGATAATCATTTGGGTTATTCTGCATTTTTACCACATTTTTGGCGTTTCATAGTCGTGAGTTTTCCAAAATCCACGGGCCATTCTCCGCCGGGATTTAGTTCTGTAGCATTTGGTGGGAAGGCAAAGTTAACGCCTGCTTCTTGTTCAATTAAATTAATTGGTACACGGAATACTTTTAAGTCATTTCCTAAGTTAGGATAAGGTGCGGTATGTGGAAATAGCCATCCTGCCATAGCACCTGTGTTATTATTGATTACTATTTTATAATATTTGTGTGGAACAATAACTCCATTGCCGATTACTTTATCACCAGCGCCATATATAGCGCCAACGTATATCGTAAACCCTTGGTTCAATTGTACCGCCCAACCACGAATTGAAGTTTCCAGTAATTTCCAGATCCCACGATTTAGGCTTCCAGCCTGGGGATACATGTTTGTCATCAAAAAACTTTCATACTCCACTTGCTGACTCCAACTTAGATCGCCGTCTGGAGCCGCGTGTCCTTTATCGTAGCCTGTTCCAGCATAGTCATCTGGACGAGCACCACCCTTGATACTTTGATCGGCTACGAAGGCATTGGTACGTGGAAAGCAACCGAGTGCATTTTGTGGTAGTAATGTATATGCTACGTATACTGGAATCTTAACAGGTGCGTCATAGGCCACAAGATATGCTTCACGGCAAATAGGTTGTGCTGCTCTTTGTGTTTGTGCAAATCCGTATGGACTATGAATTTGGCATGCCTGTGGTGGTAACGGGGGACGTTGATCCCAGGCGTTTGCTAACCCTGCTAAAAGCAGTAGAGCAACGGTTAATAGTTTTTTCATGGTAGTCCTTTAAACTACCATTATTTATGTTATCTACGCACGAAATGATAATCACCATCAGGACCATTGTTACAAAATAATCCAAGACAATCAAATCCCTGATCGTGCATATATTTTATAACCTCGTCGCGCAATGGAGCACCTTTATTATACTCAACCACCTGTAGTTCTAATATGATGTGTTTGATATTTCTTATGGTTTCCATTGCGCCTTTAAGAACATCCAATTCAGCACCTTGAACATCCATTTTAATTAGATCAGGCAACGGTAATGCTTTCAATCTAACTATAGCATCAAGCGTTACTGATCTTAATTTGCGTCGATGAGATTCATTATACAATTTAGATGCATCAGGATTAATATCGGGATTTTCTCTATAATAACTGCTACCAGCTGGGTGATAATCATTTTGATAGAAATCTATTTCTTTACCGGTTTCATTACTAAGCACCCCTATATGATATTTAAATCCTCGTTCAGCATATAAGAATTCGCAATCTTTCACTGCTTCAAACAATACATAGTCTGCATTGGGCCAAACACGTTGAGCTTCGTTAGTCCAGTGTAATACAGATGCTCCTAAATCATATATAACTTTTGGATCAACTCCTGTTTCCTTCATTTTAGCGAGATAATTTATATGATCAGTTGGAAGTAATCTCTGACTTTCAAGGTTCCTCAATCTTGATTTAATATCGGTTGTTTCATCACTCTCTATTACCGGAATATTTGTATCTACATTAAATGTAAAACTGCCTGTATGTCTACATAAAATATTAGGATCTGCCCAAATTCTAAAACCTTTGTCTTTGGCCTTTCTACAGAAGTCAACATCTTCGGAGACTGTATCGTTCATTGAGATAGCACTATAGTATTTGAATTGTGGATATCCTATAGCCTTCATGACTTCTGCCTTGACTAATACACATCCAAATCCACATCCGGCAATCTCAACCAATGTCCTACCTTTTAATTTTCCATAAGGCATATTAGTAACGCCACCAGTTGGGGTTGGTTCATAAATTTCGAGTATGTGTTGTCCTGGTTTTCTCTGTATATATAGTCCACTGACCACATCTTTATCATGTGATAATAATCTTGTTAATGTGTCAGGAGAGAATGAAATATCACTGTCCACAGAGAACAGATAATCATAACCATTAACTACCCAATCTGCTATAAGATTTCTAACCTGATCTATATTGTATCCAAAGAAGTATTGAAAATCTGCCTTGTATCCTGCTGGAATAACAAGATCATATATACTCTTAAATGTGTCAGGTTCGATATTTCTGGCAGTTGGAATACCTATCAATATTCTTTTTGTAACAGGGGGTGCTACAACAGGATTAGGTACTTCTACTGCCGTTACCTGGGCAATCCTTTGTTCATTTATTTTATGCTTGATATCGTTGTATATCATTCGTTCACGTTCTAAAAATCCACCAGTTATATCGGTGTCGGATGTAGTAACGGCAAATTGTGTAAAGTGGTCCATGTTTGTTATAAGATAATTTATTTTTCCATTTGTCAATTGCAAATTGAATATGAAGTCGTCGCCGAAATATATTTCAAGCCCTTCGGGTATATCAGTCCATGCATCTTTATGTAAGAACATAAGAGATCCAAACCCATATGTATGTTGACCTGTCCAAGGTATTATATCAATGCTTTTATCTGTTACAGGAACTTGATCAAAGTCCGACACTCCGGGACATAATCCAAATACTCCAACATCCCCTGACAGTAGATATTGTAACCGAGTGAAAATTAATGTGTCAAAAACAACATCATCATTAACTATGCAGAGACGGTCATTCTTTGATAAATTTACTCCAATGTTCCATGCAGGATTTACATAGATGTTTTTTCCATAGTTCAATACTTTAATCTTCGAATTAGATAATACTGCCGACTCTGGAGTATGTGTTTCATCGTTATTGATAATGATAATTTCACCAACTGATGGGCAATCACATAATGTTTGTAAGAATCCTAAAAATTGATCTGCGACACGCCACATAGTAGGAACGACAACAGAATATTTTTCTATCCTATTCTTATTAACGATTTGACGAGCATTTTTATTTTGTTCTTCTCCATTGACTTTATAATCATTTAAAGGACTGGCATCATTATAATTATAGACGATATCTTGTAGACATTTAACCTTGTTGGGATCTGCTGCTTCTATCAATGCATAGAATACACTACCATCTCCGCCGGCTTTATACCATTGTCCTTTATCATCTTTAAATTGACTGTCATTGATGTCATTCAATAATTCTTTGCGGAATGTACGTAAATGTGTATAAGGTAAAATCCAATTGAAATGATGTTGTCTGTATAATCTTTTTTGTTTTATTTCATCTGGATAGGGTTGACTGATCAATGGAATATTATCGACCATGCTCCAGCATGATCCATATGCGAAATCAGTTGTTCCATCGTAAATTGAGTTGTAACGAGATAAAATCGTATTGTCGTTGACAAGACTGTCATCACCATCAAGTAACATCACAAGTGAATCATCACTAACTAACAATCTAATATTTTCAATTTGGTTTCTGACCGCACCGACATTTTCAGTATTTGAAATTAAAGTAAATTTATTTCTTATATCCTCAGGCAATGATAGAATAGTAGACCTGGCTATTTCTACCGTATTATCAGTACTGTTATCATCTATAAGAATGTGTTGATAATTATTGTAGTCTTGTGTGGCTACACTGATAATACAACGATTGATATATTCAGCACAGTTGTAGAAGGCACTAACAATCGCAATCTTCTGCTCGTTACCGGTTTTATAATTTTCTAATTCAATGGTATTATGGAATTTTCTGTTCCAAATTTTGTGTACTCTACGATTGATCTCGGATACCTTGCGATAATCATTTCTTGACAAATATTTGCCCAGACGCTTACCTATCAATTGTTTCCATTGTAGAGCCACACTATCCCACCCTGCTACATCTTTAACTATATTACAATAATATTGTTTCTGTTGATGTAGGTATTTGTTGTTGTAGGCCTGTACGGTCATCGCTACAAATTGTTCCACTTGCTGGGGTGTATTGATATCAGGGAACAATCCATTTGGCTCTATAGCATAATCAATATGATAACATGCTCCCTCTAATGCGATTTCTTCCAATGCACCAAATCTACAGGTCAATACAGGTGTATTGTATAACAGACTTTCTAATGTTGATATACCAAACGTCTCAGGAAATGCTGCTGGATATATCATAAAATTAGCAACAGTCAATATGTCAGCTATTTCACGTTGAGGAATCACTCCTGTAAACTCTATACCCATGTCCGCTAATTTAGGATCAGCTGCCATTACTCGCCAATCTTTTTCCTGTTGATCGGGTTCTGAGTTGTTACTAAATCTATAGTAGCCGCCGATGACTTTTAATTTTGCAGTAGGGATATGTCTTTTAACATGTGGCCATATGAGATTAACCAAAGGTATCATACCTTTAGTCACACTGGCATTATAAACAAACAAATCGGGATCTTTGGCAGTGATGTCCACTTCACTACGATAGTTCTTAGCACCATTACGTGTGATAAACATCTTACGTTTCAGCACTTCAAAGTTACGTCTACGTCCATGATGGCAGTTGGCTACATATGTTAGATGGAAATCGCTCAGTGTGAATACATCTGTAATTCGATCGGCCACGACTAATTCTTCTATTAGGTTATCGCCTAAACAGAATGTATCATGCATCCAGAGTATACGCATTTTGCATTTACTCATAATACGATTATATAAATCCATATTGCGGAATGGATTGGCTCTGTAGTCTCCTAATTTATCATAGTCGTTAGGATCGGTAAATGGTATTATTGTTCTTGAGCTTATCACCACATCAAACTGATGGTCTTTTGCTAAATCACTGAGTGGAACATATTTTACGCGATCGTAAACCCCCGGTCGTGCATGATCCAACTCGCAATTATTAAACACAGTGACTTCAAAACCAATCTGTGCTAATTCTCGGGCCATAAGTGTCACTGCACTTTCACTACCTCCAAGCCCCCTGGTGTCTATGGTAGTACCATCATATGGTATACCAATAATATCTATAATAGCAAGTTTCATATGCTATTAATTATACATTATTAGATCAACATGTCAAGGATATTGATTTATAATTTACCAAATTTATTTTATTGGTATACTGGTTGGGGGTGTAAAGGTGCTGGTTGTATATCTGGCCATTTTAGTGAGTCTAACGTCGTCGACATATCCAGAAAAAGAACGGGCTCCACTGGAGAAATATGGATAGTATCCAACATAGAAGCTGGAGGTAGTCGTTTGTAATGCAGTGGTACCGGCAGATGCTGTTACTTTTGACACCCCGTTGATAAACAGAGAGATCGTACCATTATATCTAACTAACGCAAGATGTGTCCATACATTGATAGTTGGTATAACAGTAGAATTTAATGTATACGTCCAAGATCCACCACCTGTTGCGAAATAAGCATAAATTATATTAGTCGTTTCTGTAATTAATATCCATCCATTGGTATCTGCTAAACCGGTATTGGCCAGCAACGGTTGATATCCAGCAGTATTGGTAGTAAAGTAAAACCATCCTTCTGCTGTGAAATTACCTGCACTAAAATTTGCAACCGAAATATTTGTTGCTCTTAATGCAGTAGAAATAACACCATTAAAATACATACTTTTTGAATATAAAACATTTCTTCTTACGGTAGCAGTTGAAAGAGTAGCAGCATTTACCGTAGCAATACTGATATTTCCTCTTTGATCAATTATACCAGCATTGGTAAAATTCAGTAATAATGAAGTTGCTGTAGAAGTGTTGATAGGTCTTAATGGTGAGAGTGGCGGACTAAAATATACAGTACCAGTGGTATGACCTACTGGATAAACAAGACTATTTGTTACCCTAAAATTACTCATATATCCAGTAAAATAGCCATCAGCACCACTATTAATAGTGCCTACATCAAAATTTGATCCCACAGCATATACACCTGCGGTGCCAGTTGACGAAAGTTTTCCGTTGATATATGCTCTAACAATATAAGGACTAACACTACTATATGTAATAACAAGATGGAACCAAGCATTAAGAGGAAACAATCCAGTAATATTTGCACCGGCGCCATCGTTTCCTTGATATCCAAATTTATTCGCATTTATATTTCGTATTACATTAACTTCTCCAGTTCCACCATCATATAATCCAATTATTGACGAAAGAAAAGAATATATCCAAGTTTCTATAGTAAGGTCTCCACCGGCAGTAGCTAATACCCCTGCCCCTGCTTTGCGTAGATAATCCGTGGTACCATTGAAATAAGCAGATCCGCCCTGAACTAAAGAACTATAGGTACCCTGAGGTGGAAATGGTGAGAAACGATGTATTCTTGGTGTACCAGCAATAGTAAAAGTAGCAGTTGTACCACTTGCATCTACAAATCTACTATTTCCACAAATTAACAAACCTGTTTGTGTACTAATAACTGATAATGGTGCAGTGGGAGTAGTAAATGTGGAAGTATAAAGTGCAGTACCTTTTATTATACGTACATTGCTGATATATCCATTAAAATAATCTACAGTTGATATTCTACCTATTTGTACAACAGCACCATCGCCCATGGTAACAGATCCAGTTTGTGTCGCACCTTCTTGTACACCATTTAAGAACAATTTCCAACTGCCCACTGATCCTGATAATGCTGCATGATACCAAGTGTTAGCAGCTAATGTAGTAGTTCCAGATATTAAAGTAGTATCTCCAGTTAATGCTACTCTCATAACACCGGATAATAATTTAATACTCCATCCAGAACTTCCACTGGCATATTGCGATACTACCGTTTGATTTGTAGTTGCGGTAGTAGTGGTATAAAACCATGCTTCAGCTGTCATAGGTGATACGGATGCACCAGATCCAAAAGTTAAATTTGTAGTTTGAGGAATACTCAAATAATCAGTAGTACTATTAAAAAACACGCTCCAATTAGGTCCATATGGACTAAAGGATCCTTGTCCTGGAATACCATTGGGAGTGGTAATAGAAAAATTATTGAAACTACTGTCTAAAAATCTGTTGTTAGTTGCAGTTGAAGTTACACTACTTCTATCAGATAAAATCAAGGTGGTATATTTGATATTAGAGTCTTGCAGATTTTCTTTGTTTGAGAAATAATTTGGATCTTTATATCTTAAAATGACCGCACCAGCGGTAGCGTAAATGCCAGATAATGCACCGGCTACACCGGATCCATATGTTCCTGTGGTATCAAAAAAGCTAATTGAATTTGTCCCAGCAGCACCCGAAGGAATCGCCGCTGGTGATGGTGATGCTTTGGCTCCACCGGATCCAGTGGTCACAGTTGATGTAGATATTCCTGCATAATAATTTCCGCCTCCACTGGCATAAGTCGATGATATCGGAGTACCGGACTGAATTCCTACAAGGCTTTGTCCAAGTCCACCATAATAACCACCACCGCCACCACCGCCCCCGCCGCCGTCAACAGACCCGCCATAGTTTGCGCCTGCTCCACCTGATAAACTTGTTCCATTTGCACCAACCGGTTGATATCCACCACCGGATGCTGGAACATCATTGGCCGATCCTTCGTCAGCACCACCTGCGCCTGCTCCACCACCTGCAACAACCAGATAACCGGTTGCGGTATATATTCCACTCCATCCACCGCCACCACCACCACCACCTGATGACGGAATCGTACCGGCATTTCCCCCTGGCCCGCCTCCATTGGTTCCGCCGGCTCCGCCGCCTGTGCCGATCTGACCTGGACCAAGTCCAGATTGTCCGCCACCACCGACTGCTATAGTGTATGCAGTATACGGTGATATAATCAAAGTACCGGTGATAACAGCACCTGCGGCGCCGCCCGCGGTACCATTGGCCCCACTATCAGCACCACCCCCACCACCACCTGCACCAATCACTGCTACATTGACAATAGAGGTAGATAGAGCATATGGAAAATTTACAGTATAGGTACCAGTGTTTTGAAAAACTAAATTGGTATAACCATCAGATGAATAACTTACTGTCGCTCCTGTTGGGAGATACTCGTAAAAAAAATATCTTTGTCTTTTAATTATACCAAGGTCGTAGGTCATTTTTATTCTGTGGTATTAAGAACCCAATTTTGAACGTCTTCATTCCATTCGTACATGGCAATCTCATCTGGAGCGGGTACAGGAGGTTCCCAATTGCAAGTATCTTCATTAAGAATCCAGCTTGGGTATGGTTTTGGTGGAATAAATGCATCTCTTACAGAGTCATATGTATAACCAGCACCTGCATAGTTTTTACGAAGAGGAGTACCACCTAATCTATGTTGTCCTGCTAATGTATTATAACTGGTTTGAACCCAAGATGAAGGATCTCCAAATAATCCAGTATTAATGACGTCTTGCTCTATCACAAGGACTTGAGTGACAATACCATTCTCGATTTTTGCGAAATGACTCATTGGTTAAATCTCCTTTTATTATAGACTATGATATTTATTAATATCTATTTTTGATATGTTAACGAAGTGGTAACTTGCCAGGAATAGTGAATGACCCAACCCCAAAGGTGCTGGTAGTGACAAAGTTTCCAGGTATGTATAATGGCAATGTTGGAAATAAGTGATTACCTGTATATCTACTAAATCCCCTTGTTATACGAAGTTCATCGATATATCCATAAAAATCTTGATTGGATGCATTAGGATTGCATCCTATATATATACCCGCAGTAGAACTATAATTATATAAAATGTATGGGGTGCCGTTTAGACCCCCGGCTAATATAAAACCATTTTTATATCCAAATAGCAATAAACCTTTCCTTGTTACAGCGATATGCATCCATTCACCTGAAGTAAATGTACCCGCCGGGAATGTTACTCTTATGGTAGTTGATTCATAAAAACCACCACCACCATCAGTATTAATAATTAATTGGAATTCCCCAGTGGTGAATGTACCTTGTGATAGTATTTTTACTGTGGTATTGAGCCTTAACATATACATCCAAAATTCTATGGTAAAATCTGCATAGCCTAAAGAATTTTGAATGCCCGGTGAAGTTAACAGATATTGTCCTACTCCGTTAAAGAAGAAACTCGAAGGGGTATTTTTTAATACACCTGTGGTAAATGGCGATGTACTTTGAATTGAATAAAGATTACTGTAAGTAGCTGTATTAACGTTGGTAATGGTAGCATTATTACTACTTCTATCTCGTAGGTTTATACTATTATTTGTTTCATCAACTGTTACATCTAATAATAACTGTGTTCCGGAAATTGCAGACATTTTTCCTATTGGTGGACTGAATGTGCTGGTGGTATAAACCGCAGTACCATTAACCACACGAAGATTAGAAATAAGGCCGTTTAAGAAGGGACCTGATCCGAGATTACCTGTGCCAATTTGAGTTAATCTTGTTTGACTAAAACTATAGGTACACGCTACAGGAGTTCCTCTTATTCCATTTACATAAATTACAGAACTTCCCGAAGTTCTTACTGCGGCTATATGATACCATTGTCGAGCTATTAACGTAACTGGGGATAACGCATACACAGTCGTATCATTTGTTATTGCAAACTGTCCACTGCTTCTAAAGTTAAGATGGAAATCTCCTGTAAAAAAAATCTCTGGTGATGATGTGGGTACTGCACCCAAGTATATCCAACATTCAACAGTAAAATCATTTGTACCAAATGCATAATTTGAGTTTATAGGAAGAGTTAGGTATTGTGAAATTCCATCAAATGATACACTTCCTACTTGTGTATTTCCATCAATCCAACTGCTTGACAATGTTAAATTACTTCGGTTGATTGCAACCGCATTTGAAGTATTAGATGACGTATTAATAAATGGGGATCGATAATTAAATACCGTGGTACCAACATTATTTAATGTTGATCCTATAGGACTACTATCAACAATATGGCTGGTGCTCGAAGATGCCCTTAATAGTAATACTGTGGTACCTGTTGTACCAACATCTTGCAATGGTCCTGTAGGAACAGAGAAGACAGGTGTATTATAAACTGCTGCACCTTTGACTACACGAACATTGGTCATATACCCGGTAAAATAAGCGTTTAATGCTTGACCAACACCGGCACTATTGTTGGTAAAGAAGGCAGACTGTGTGGTCATATCTTGATTAGTCCATTTATATCCTACACCGTTTATGTATCCAGTGACATTGGTACTGGCCGCAATAGTTCCATCTACAACTAATGCTACATGAGTCCAGGAGTTGACACTGAATGGTGTTGGATGTGTCAATCGAAGTTCAGCACTGGGGCTGATGGTGTAATTGAATGCAAGACTTGCGCTATTAGAAGTCACGGTATTGACAGCGCCTAAGTAAAATCTACCATTTGCCCCGGTGTTGGTATAATTACCAAGTATTACAAAAATGTTTGCCCCGGTGGGTGCAGCCGTTGGATATATCCATGCTTCTATAGTAGTGACTCTTCCAGTGAATCCAACCATTATTCCGTTAAAGAAAGAAGCTGTGCTTAAATATTGAGTTGAACCGTTAAATGATATGCTACCTTGAGTTGAATTAGAAATTAAATTGTTATTCATAGTAGCATCTACCACAGCACCATTATCAAAGTTTAATAACAATGAAGTAGAGGTACTGGTATTGATAGGGGTTAATGGTGCATTTGGAATTGATATAGTAGTTGTTGTTGTACTATATATCCCTGTACCTTTTATCACTCTAAAATCACTGATATAACCATTGAAAGAAGCTGTAAGAGGTGAAAACCCCGAAGTACCTATTATAGGTCTACCAACACCGTTTGAAAAATCAGTAGCATCAATGAAGGAGGATTGTCTCGCTGTTCCGTTAACATATAGATTCATGTAACTGCTTGTTCGAATTAATGCAACATGTATCCATTGGCTTGCAGTTGTAGAAAAGGATGTGGCAGTCGTATGATATTGTCCATTAAAGTTCACCCTTATGGTTCCTGAGCTTGTATACATAATGGAAGGATATGTTCGTCCTGCCCAACTTCCTAATGGTCGAGAATCGTATATTGTAGCAGTGGAAGTTGGCCATGTTCGAGGATACATCCAAAATTCTATACTAAAATCACCAGTACCAAATGCGTATGACGATGTTGAACCATTTAACATCAAATAATCCGAAGTACCATTAAAGTAAGCACTATTACCATTAAGCAATGGATTATAGATTTGTTTATTAGGAAACGGTGAAAATCTTTGCACCGAAGGATATCCAGAAATAATTAAAGTTGCTGTTCCTGATAGATTAGTAAATCTATTGGTAGCACATGTCAATAAAACTGTATCAGAAGTTATTGGTAATGACGAGGTAGGAGGAGTGAAATTGCCTGTATATGCTGCTGATCCATTAATCACACGTACATTAGAAAGATAACCATTTGCTCTGTGTATGATACCTCCACCTTCTATTGTTGCTCCTACAAATGTCCCGGTTGTTGAGGTATTAACCATAAATGTACTTAGTGTTGCAGTACTGGCAGCAACACCGTTAACATAAAATGTCAATCCACCTGTACCGGTACTGGATCTAACCAATGCAAGATGATTCCAGGTATTTGGGCCAATCCTTGGGCCTGCTAATCCATATGTCATTACCATGACATTGTTTTTACCATTGCTCGGTGACGGGTCGGCATAACCGGTAGAGACATCATTGGTAGCAACAGTAGCGGTTGTTTTTCCAAGAACATAGTTTTCGAAATCTAAGTCAGGTCTTGCAATAGATAAAACTTTTGTGTAATTAAGTGAATATGTGGTTCGAGGATTAGGATCCTGGGTACCATATGATCCAAATAGTACAGATGTGATTACTCCAACGGGCGCGGTAAACGTAAATGATTGCCCTTCCGCGGTCGAAGCACTGCCTACCCCAACAGAGCCAAATGGCATTCCAGATCTTGATACCCCTAATGAAAATGCATTATTCTGTGCTCCTTGCCCTATGATGGTCATGGAATTTGAAGCAGTGAATCCAGGATTACTTTGTCCTGTAGAATAATATATCCATCCTTCTATGGTAAAGTTATTATAACCAAAATTAAATGCCGATACATCTGATGTTGATAGATAATCTGTAGTACCATTGAAATTATTGCTCCAATTTGATCCATATGGATTTATCGTGCCTTGTGTTATTGTACCTGTAGAAGTAGTAACAACATTATTAAAACTACTATCGATAAAAATATTGTTTACTGTAGATGTAGATACAGTACCTCCGCTCAACAAAAGAGTATTATATCTAAAATATGGATCATCTATTGGACCAATTACAGAAGTTGTAACAGTGGATGTAACTGAATCAGTTGGATATCTTATTATCACCAGGCCTGACCCACCATTACTGCCGGCATGAATAGCAGGGGTTCCGGGTGCGTAGCCCCCGCCCCCGCCCCCACCACCTGAGTTACCTTTTCCAGCTGTTGAATATACAAGGGCCGCGGGTGCGGTGATATTACCGTTAGAACCAATACCACCGCCGCCCCATCCACCAGGAGCTCCATATTGAAAATATGGTCCGGCGGCAGGCGCAGCTGCGCCTGTTCCACCACCACCTCCACCTCCATAATATACAATATTTGTAGAAGTTATATATTCTCCTATGTTAAATGCTATAGCCAGTGCAGTAGTAATTATTAATGTTGAAGTTCCTGTTCCGCCGGTGCCTGCATTGTTACTCGTATCTCCCGGTAGTCCAGTTTTCCATGCCCCGCCACCGCCTCCCCCACTATCGAACACACCTGGAGCAGTAGGAGCACCGGCGCTTCCACTACTTCCAAGTCCGATGGCATATCCTGAGCCGTCGCCGTAGATAACCTTATCTTGTAATGGAAAGCCAACTGCTGGAGATCTAAGAGGTCTACCTTGTCCACCACCGGATCCTCCAACTCCTTCCACAGAGGGGGCACCTGGATCACCGCGCCCTCCTTGGCCGCCGCCAAGCCCGACAATTATACCACCAATGGTGGTGTCATTACCAGTTCTTCCAGCAGAATTTGCTCCTGGACTTCCTGTTCCCCCTGATCCTATAGATATAGTATGTGATCCCGGTGGAAATATTAGAGAAGGACTCCATGCTACTCCTCCAGCGCCACCACCACCACCTAAATAGCCACCACCACCACCACCACCACCTATTACGAATACCTCTAACTTTGCAATATTTTGTGAAACATTTAATACACCGGATGATCTAAAAACATGAGTTGTATATCCAACATTTGCTATAGTAGAAGTAAACGAGAAATTTGTTGGATTGTTGATATAGGTTGGACCAAATGGTTGAGAATACACACCACCTACATTTGCAATCGTAACAGTGCTCGTACCTATATTTCTAATGTCAGGTGTTTGAATTAAAACTACAGTAGATGATTCAGTAATGGCAGAGATATTTGTATCTGCACCTTGAGTTATACTCAATGGAGGAGTGGGTACAGTAAAGTTTCCAGTGTAAACTCCAACACCTTTTACAAAACGGAAATTAGAAATAGACCCAGCGAAGTAAGTGCTACTAACAGAATCCCAACGACGACCGAGATAAAAATTACCTATCGCATTAGTAGTCCAAGATATACTTCCACTATTAACTAATGTTCCATTTAAAAATAATCTTGTTGTAGTACCATCAAATGATGTTGCTATGTGATACCATGTGTTCAATGATATCGGAGTAGGAGAAACCAATATATTCCACCCGGAAAATCTACCTACATAGAGATATGCTCCAGGAAGATTTGGATCTGTTGCTGAGGAAAGGTCAGTAAATCCCATGGCAAATTCAACCTGACTGGTGATAACAGATGATATAACGGCTACTCCAGTAAATGCGGTAACATAAACCCATGCTTCTACTGTGAATGGAGTACTTGTTGTGGGTAATGTTAAACTACTACCAGTAATGCTCAAATACTGCGTAGCACCATCAAACGGTATTGAAAAAGTACTGGGATCAATCGGAGAACTACCGATTATGTTTAATACAGGTTTTTGTAGATAGCGCTGTTTTCTTGTCAGCCCCATTTGTGGTGATGCCATAAATTCTACCCCTTTACCAGCCGGTGGCTATAACTATACCATCGCCCCCGTCACCACCTGCTCCTGCTACGGCTGGTGCAACACCACCGCCACCACCTCCACCGCCGCTGCCATTTCCACCTTTTCCGCCACGTCCACCGATATTGGTAGCAGCGGCCGCTCCAGCGACTCCACTACCACCACCCCCGATACCGCCAAAATTATAAAAAAGTCCTCGGAATGGTCGGAAACCGCCGGGACCAGGCCCGCCGCCAAGGCCAGCAGTTGATCCACCATTTAATGGTGCAACTGTTTGAAATACTCCTGCTCCGGTAATGCTACCACCAGCCAGTCCTGCTGAGTTAATGGCAATCGCACTGCCTCCGCCGCCTGTTCCACCTGTCACCACTAATCCAGTTACAGGCAATGTCAATGCGCCGCCTGCTGCATTTTGTGCGGCTCCGGCAATACCGGCTTGCCCTGCAATTGATATGTTTCCAAGAGCTACTGTGGTTACCTGAGAAGATGCCAATGCTGCCAATGGTGCTGCACCTATCAATGAAGCTGCACCTGCTGTTCCTGCGGCACCAGCAGCTGGTGCTGTCGAAGCACCACCACCTAATCCACCGTTAACAAACATCAATAAATTATTTGTGGTAGTATTACAATCTACAGATATAAATGTATTAATTCCATTGCCAGAAACAACTGGTGATCCTGTTGATCCTACGCCGCCGCATCCTACACTCACAAATAGTATGTCTGGAAGAGCCCATGCAGGAAAAGTAAGTGATGACTGAGCACTACTACCGCCACCGCCGCCACCACCACCCCCGGCCGGAATCGTTCCAACAGATCCGCCACCACCACCACCTCCGCCGGCTAATCCAAAGAATTGTACAAAATTAACACCTCTTGGTTTACGCCATGTTTGCCAAGTTCCAGCCTGGCTGGTCGAGCTAGCGTTGAATATCTGTACATCAACCTTAGGATTATCTGCTAAATGACTTACATCTAACATTAGTACTTTCCACCTATAGCAGTAACATACCACCCCGATACTACGGTGGAACCCAGACCTACTAATATTCTGTAACCGGGAGGTAATGCCAGGTTCATTGGATAATCAACTTCTGTGAGAGCAGATGCGGCCGAGGCAGCAGTAGCCGGCAAAGAAACTTCACCATAAAACATATTATTAACTACATAATCCGAAGGGTTTGCAATTTGTCCGGATACATATGGAATAGTCTGAAGATAGCTTGTTGTGGCGGTGGTAAAATATGCATATTCACCACCGGCAGCAGGTCCTACATATAAACGATAACTAACAGCTCCTGGAACAATATTCCATGTCCAATTGATATTACCCGGAACTACCGCTATAACCTGTCCCACACTTTCTGCAGATATAGTTCCCAACCCGGCATATTGATCAATGGCCTGTACCTTGGCAAAATATGTTGATGTTTGCAATGTGCCTGCTCCACCAGATGAAGTTGTAATAGTACCAAATGTTGGTGCTGCTAATAAGGATTTCTGATTTAGTTGTCCTTCGTTTATCCATATACGTGCTACGGTTGCTACGTTAGCACCACCAGCGTCGGCCTTAAATCTCAATCTTTGTACAAAACCACCATTGGTTGGATCTGCCGAAAATATAGGAACTACGTTGGTATTTGTACCGGAAAAATCGGTGATCGCACCAGTTTGCAACAATGCTCCTCCCTGTATATCGCCGACTCTTGTAAATATTGGATTATTATTACCTGCCATTTTATTATTCCTTGATTTGGTTATCTATAACTATATTTATCGCATGAGCCAGCCAGCGGCCATAACATATGATGTAGCATAGCTTGCTTGGCCTATGCTACCTGTATATCCATTTGGGTCACCGTTTGATCCTGTATATCCTACGCCGGATGGGCCCGTTGGCCCTGCACTACCTGAATATCCTAATAATCCATCTGTCGGCCCAGTCCACCACCATTGATTGCTTCCTACCTTTATTATTGTACCGACACTATATTGAGTATTCAATAACGGTATATCTGTATAATTTAAAGTAACTCCAGACGCTCCGATAATCTGCACTGGACCAGCTGATCCTTGTGCAAGGTCAATACGGTGACCTATTTGAAAACCAACAGCATCTGTCGGTACTGTTACTGTACAACCAAGAGGATTGGTAAAATTAATAAAATATCCTGCATCGGAATCCAGTAAGGTATATGTAGTTCCGGATGGTGAATTGAGAGACTGTACAGAGGCAAAACCACCAATACTACCAGTGAATCCAATACTACCAGTATACCCACTACTACCAGTGAATCCAATGCTACCTGTAAATCCAACACTACCAGTGAATCCAATACTGCCTGTAAATCCACTACCCGAAAATCCATTACTACCCGAAAATCCCCACGGACCTAAACTACCTGTATATCCTACTGCTTGAGTAGCTGGGCCAGCCCAAGTCCAATCATTGTTTCCTGTTTTAATTAAAGTACCTATAGTATATTGAGAATTTAAAATAGGTTGATCTGTGGTATGTAATGTAACACCAACTCCTGCGGCAATGATTACTGGACCAGTACCCGCTTGTTCAATATCAATACGCTGTCCTATCGCAAAATTTACAGAACCTTCGGGCGGAACTGTAACAGTTGTTCCAGAGGCATTATCAATGCTTATTAATTTCCCTGCATCTGTTAGCACCAATGTATATGTTAATCCTGTCTGAGGATTTATTGTTTGTACCGCACTAAATCCTCCAATACTACCTGTATATCCTAATCCACCGCTACCAGTATAACCCGGTGCTGTACTGGCAGATCCAGTGTATCCGAAATTATCACCTTTTGATCCGGTGAACCCTCCTGTTGTACTGGCAGATCCTGTATATCCGCCACTACCTGTATATCCGCCACTACCTGTAAATCCACTGCCTGTATAACCCGCGCCCTGACTACCTGTATATCCGACACTACCTGTATATCCGCCACTACCTGTAAATCCACTGCCTGTATAACCCGCGCCCTGACTACCTGCATATCCTGGCGTTGTACTGGCAGATCCAGTATAGCCGCCACTACCAGTATAGCCGCCACTACCTGTAAATCCACTGCCTGTATAACCCTGTACTGTGCTGGCAGATCCAGTATAGCCACCACTGCCAGTATAGCCAATGCTACCAGTGAATCCATTACTACCTATAAATCCATCTAATCCAAAACTACCTGCAAAACCATTTGCCCCAGCACTACCTGTATAACCTACTTCACCGTGACTACCTGTATAACCCGGTGCTGTACTGGCAGATCCAGTATAGCCACCACTGCCAGTATAGCCAATGCTACCGGTATAGCCAACACTACCGGTATATCCGACAAACTGTCCAACGTCTACCCAATTAGGAGAAGCCCATACCCAAAGATGTCCTGTATCAGCAGTAATGTAGGCATCACCATTACTTCCAACATATGATGAAGGATATCCTGGTAGTGAGGTAGATGTAGCAACATTTCCTTTAATTGTTACATTTGAACCCGCTGTTCCAGTATCGCCTTTGCTTCCAGTATAACCCGGTGCTGTGCTGGCCGATCCGGCATATCCAGCACTACCAGTATATCCATAGCTACCAGTATATCCATAGCTACCAGTATATCCATAGCTACCCGTATATCCATAGCTACCAGTATATCCTTCACTACCAGTGTATCCATAGCTACCAGTATATCCATCTGCACCAATATAGCCAGCACTACCAGCATATCCAGCACTACCTGTAAATCCACTACCAGTATACCCTGGTGTTGTACTTGCTGATCCGGTATAACCATAACTACCTGTATACCCATCTACACCAGCACTACCTGTATAGCCGTAACTACCGGTATAACCATAGCTACCTGTATACCCATCACTACCGGTGTATCCATAACTACCTGTGTATCCATAACTACCTGTAAATCCACTACCGGTATAGCCGAAACTACCTGTAAAACCAGTTGAACCTGTTGGACCAGTAGGACCCCTGGGTCCTTGTCCGCCTTGGAGACTCTTTTCAAGAGCGACATAATCAATCCATGTCCTATGATTCGTGTTACCAAAGCTGATATGATCAATTCTTACTGTGACCTTTCCACCGGATATATAAGGTAAAGAATCAAATGTTTCTAATATAAATTCAAACCAACCCGGAGATCCCGAATAGGTGGTGAAGGTATCCCATTGGCTTTGAACATAGTTGTATAAATCAATAGTCTGAGTATGTCCGGAATTTTGAGTGTAGTTGATATTCAATACAAAACGATTGAATTCCGTTATCTCCTCAAACCCGATATAAACGATAAATCCAGGAGTACTGGCAGCATCATGTATGCTATAATATCCAGTATTGGTACCAGTATTATAATCATTAAATGTCCAAATATCACTTACACTTCCAAAATCGTAAGTACCATAAACATTAGTTGTACCAGCAAGGGTGTCAAGTCCAGTAATACTTGTGGGGTTGTTGGTAATGTATGTAGCAGTATATGTAATGTTTACCAGGTCAATAGCAGTTAGAATTTTCGAACCAGCAACATAACTTGTATTCAAGGCATTAATTGCTCCACCGACCCCTAATCCACCATTGAGTACTAATGCACCAGTTGTGGTTGATATAGATTCGGTAGTAGCAGTATTGAATATCGCAGTGATATAATTTGAATTGGTACCTGCTACTATAATCTTAATGCTGGAACCCGGAGCCAATGTACCTATTGCCAAGTGTCCTGCTGTCGGAAGATTACTGTCTCCAACCAACAAATATCCATCATTAGGTCCTATTGCATCACCAAAACTTAATCCAGCAGTTCCGTCCCATCCGCTGCTGGTAATACCCATATCAATGAATGCACCGGTTTCGCTAACATTATCTGCACTTGCAACAATATCAGTACTGGCCGTAGCACCGGAATTAATATTCTGGACATTGATTTCCATGTAATCATTAAGATCACCGGTGAATTGAGCCATTGTTTGTGCGAATGGAGTATATCCAAGCACACCGGCATATAAAGCACCACTACCTGTTGCATCACCGTAGAAGGTAGCACTATTAGCCGACAATACATTTAAGGTAATATTGGTACCAGTGATGTAACCAAATACGTTTAAATTACCATGTAAGTATCCATCGCCGTTAATATTGAATCCACTGTCTCCACCAATGCCACCTGCCACATATAGGGCATTGGTGGAGAATGATGATGTGCTGGTAAGTGTATTACTAATGGTAATAGCTTGATTGGTTGTAGCACCTCGTGCTGTTATACTTTGTAAATTACTTGTATTCCAAATGGTAACATTACCGGTGCTGGTACTTATTGCAGTATCGGTACCAGCAGTAATAATAGTTTTAGATGCATAATCATTGACAGTAGCAGTGGTAATTACCTGCTGACCTTTTGTATAGATATCTCCACCGACCCATAACTCTTGACCAATCCCAACTCCTCCTGCAACTATTAATGCACCTGTATCTGTTCCTGTTGCATTCGTAGTATTGAAAGTTGTAATAATATCATCAGTTTCGACAATAGTAGTTGTTATTGTGGTATATTGGATTGTTAATCTATCAGCTGTTATATTACCGCCAACATACAAATCCCCACCGATACCAACACCACCATCAACAATCAATGCACCGGTTGCGGTGGAGGTGGATGAACTTGTATTTGTGATATGTACTATTTCATCTGTAGTACCAGTAAAACTACCTTTGCTACCCGTATATCCATAGCTACCAGTATACCCATCACTACCAGTATAACCATAGCTACCTGTATATCCATAGCTACCTGTATATCCATCACTACCAGTATAACCATAGCTACCTGTATATCCATAGCTACCAGTGTATCCTTCACTACCAGTATACCCATCACTACCAGTATAACCATAGCTACCTGTATATCCATAGCTACCAGTGTATCCATCACTACCAGTATAACCATAGCTACCTGTATAACCATAGCTACCAGTGTATCCTTCACTACCAGTATACCCATCACTACCAGTATAACCATAGCTACCTGTATATCCATAGCTACCAGTGTATCCATCACTACCAGTATAACCATAGCTACCTGTATAAC